GCTGATACGGCTATTGTAGAGGCCACGGCTTTCGTTGGCCCCGAGGCCCAGGTCTACGGCGAGGCCCAGGTCTACGGCAAGGCCCAGGTCTGCGGCGAGGCCCGGGTCTACGGCAAGGCCCAGGTCTACGGCAAGGCCCAGGTCTATGACAAGGCCCGGGTCTACGGCGAGGCCCAGGTCTATGACAAGGCCCGGGTCTACGGCAAGGCCCTGGTCTACGGCGAGGCCCAGGTCTACGGCAAGGCCCAGGTCTGCGGCGAGGCCCAGGTCTACGGCAAGGCCCTGGTCTGCGGCGAGGCCCTGGTCTGCGGCGAGGCCCGGGTCTGCGGCGAGGCCCTGGTCTGCGGCGAGGCCCGGGTCTGCGGCGAGGCCCTGGTCTATGACAAGGCCCGGGTCTACGGCAAGGCCCGGGTCTACGGCGAGGCCCAGGTCTGTCACACACCTGTTCTAATCAGCGGTTACGAGTTCTCACTCACCATCCTCGACAATCAAGTCCAGATCGGATGTAAGACCGTCAAACTCACCGACGACCTGACACCGGACATCTTTCCTGAGGAGTCGTGCCCCAGATTGCGAGCCGCCGCGCCGAGTATCATTCAGCTAGTGCTAGCACATTGGGCGTTCTGCAAAACCGGAGTCGAGCCGTGCGCGGAATCCTAAGACGACAGCGAGCGAACCTAGACGCCGATCAGCGCCGACCCAAAACGAGATCGGCAAGACCATCGCCGCCGTAGTCCGAGCCCGACACCAGATCGCACCACCGAAGACAAACCGGGGTCCGCTGAAAACGTACACGGTCGAAGCATCGCCGGACGTTTGGCCGGACCCACCGAAGGAGGCGAAGCAATGAGCCAGTGGATATCTCCGAAAACAGCACTGCCAAAGCCAGGGCAAAAGATTGCTTTTGTCGTGGACCAGGGACCGTCGGCAACCGACCGTTATTGGTACGACACGGGCGAACTAGCGGAGGATGGCGATTGGTGTGGGGTAGAGTGCTTGTTTGAGACTGTGTTGTGGTGGCTAGCCTTGCCGGAATTGCCGCCGGAACCATACGCAATGAGCCGAGAGCCAGTCAAGGACTAGCTCGTGCCCTACGCCGCCCGCTTTGCCCCGATACCATGGCAGGTCGAGCCATGGCGCAGCCAGACGCGCACGCACCTTTTCCATGGTGGAGCGAGTTCGGGTAGCGCTGCATCAGTGCGTGGATTTTCTCGGCGCAGAAGATGGACTTTCCCGACCCGACCTTGCTAGCGGCGGGCTTTGTAGGTGCCTTCCAGATGCTTCCGGCAGAGGCCCGAGGTCTGCGTTTGGCGCGCTTCCGATGGCTGCCGCGTAGGCCAGAGAGTGCGCTTACCGACTCAAGAGGAACTAGACCGCATGGTGCGCGCATGACCAAAAAGTCCGGCCTTATGCGTAACCAAGATCGTCCTACGGTTTTTGGAGTGGAGCTAGACCGCGTCAACCTTCTACCGGTCCGAAACTACGTCGACGTCGAGCGCGCAGGTGACCATGGCGCAGATCCACTCGGCGATGGAACCTTTCGCATGGTGCCAAGTGGCGACATCGTCAGTTTTGAAGAACGCTGCCGAAGGTTGAAACGCTAGACACTGGCCACCTGTTCACTCTTATCCGTGAGAGTTCCAAAAAGCCAGCACATTATTCAGTGTCGGCCCTGGGGAGAGTGGGGCGATGAAACCGCGCCGACCGTCGCCGATCTGAAGTCTGACGGTGCGGGCGGCGGGTTCGTGGGGGCTGACGACGCTGGGGCCGAGTTAGTAAACGGTCCGCGTTTTGTGTTTGACACGTTCTAGCAAGGTTGCTAGTGTTCTGCGCATGGACAACATATTACGAAGTGCTCACGGAGTGTTTTTCGGAACATTCGTACAACGGGCTGCCGCTCAGGATAGCGCGGACATGCTGAACAGGCACACGCACGTGCTCAGAGAGGGCGAGTATGCGCAACCGACATACAGAGTTCGGAAAGTCGCGAACCGCTATCAGTACTACATCAGTGTGCGGTACTTCTTTCATGCCGACGCGCACTCGCAACACAAAAGCGGGCCGCTGGCTAGTGTGTTTTGGCTGACTTTCGATTGCCGCAAACACTACCAAGGGCTGACTGAGAAACTGTGCAAGCTTGACGATCTTAGAAAATCGCTTGCGTGTGACGGGTGCAAATCGTGCGCGGAATCGTAAAGAGACAGCGTACAAACTTCGACTCTGATTACGCTACTAGGTGCGGCCTGCGGGCGCGCTGCTCGCTTACGACGAGGGCTCACTTCTTAACATCGACGGTGGACGATCGGAAGTCGGAAGGGGAGGGCGGCGGGTTCGTGGGGGCTGACGACGCGCCCGCCGGGATCGGGTGAGTGTGCGAGGCGAGCCACGCGACAAGCCCCGTGAGCGGATTTACCGACGTGAGGTAGTTCCACAACGTGTCACCAAGCACGGCTTTCTCCAGCTCGATCGAGCTATTCGACCCGATCTTGATCTTGCCGGGCTCGATGTGGATCTGCACCCCCTCATCGTCGCCGATCGTGAGCCGATCGATCGGGGCACTCTTGAGCGGGTGCCCGAAGTCGTGCAGGCCCGGAATAAACACACCATCGGTGAGATCGAACCGCCGATCATCTTCCGGATCGACAAGCCCTCCACGTACGAGCCATTTATCAAGGCTTGCCTGTGAGAAGATCAAAAGCCCGGTCGTGTCGCTCGTGATCGGGAACGTGATCCGCCATCGCCCCGCGCCGGGAAACAGGACCGGAACGGCGGGCACGACTGGTAGCACATCGGCCACGATCGCGCCATCTTCCGCCACGCGGCGAAGTTTCACGAGCGGCTGCGCGTCGACCCGCTGCTTGCTCGCATCGTATTTGGTAACGCGAGCCGGGATCGCGGTGTTAATCGACAGGCGCACCGCATCGGCGTGTGCGGCGAGTACCTCTTGCAGACTGCTAGGCGCGTCACTCATCGGCTTGGGAATCCCTCGCAGCTAGTGTACCAGTCACCGCCGTGTGTGTCTCCCGAGTGCTCGACTTTGAAGATCCGCACAGTGCCTGTGTGCCTCAGAGACTTGAGAGCCACACGCCCGCCGGGCCGAAGATCGGCATTGAGCAAGCACCGGAACGTGAGTAGCCGGGGGCCGCCCTTGATCACGGGAGCGCCGAACTCGGGCGAGCCGACAAGCCCGCTATCCGGTGATATCTCGGGCACCTGGGGCCCGATCTGCAAGTCGTCGCGCTGAAACTGGAGCTCGCCGTCTTGGATGCTCCAGCTCACACCGGCCCCGCGTAGCACCTTCTCTAACTCGGTCGACGCGGGGCCGTGCGTCACAAGGCCCGACTCGAAACGAATCGAGCTAAACAAGCTGGAAACCTGCGAGAAATTCCCAAGCCCGAGCCCGAGCGCGCCGGCCAGCTTGCGCACAACATCGCTTGCGGGCGCTCCGGCGGCATGCGACTCGCTCACACGAGCAAACCGAAACGCCCGCTCACCGTCGCCGCTTTTGATGACCGTGTTCCAATTCGGACCGTCTCTTGTGTGGTCGAGGTTCCGAACGTCGCCCGAGAAAACACGCTTCAGGCCGGTACCGGTGTAGCCCGCTTCGAGCTGGAACTTGACCCCCTTGACTTGCAACGCGGCACGGGTCGTGGGTGCTAGGTTTGTGATCGTGACTTCTGCGGTGTTCGGTTCCTTGACCGCGTTTTTGCGGACTCGAAACGCGACCCGAAGGTCGGTAATCTCGACGACATCGGAAGTCATCGTCTTGTAGTCTTCGGTCACCTTGCGCGCGAGCAGCACCCGCACACGTCGATCGAATAACTGCGCCATCAAGACACCGGCATTTCGGTCGACGCGAAGTAGAGAAGCTGTACCCGATCGCCCAAGTCGGAGCGCTGAGTGTCGTTTGACCACACCGGATCGCGCTGCTCGCCTGTGGTGTCGGTGAGCATTAAACACCCCTTAGGCATTTTCGGCAGCTTGTACCGAAAACCGAGGGGCTGATCGACGACCGCCTTGATACTGCTAAGTATGTGCTCGCGGTTGTCGTCGAGAATGTGTAGGTACCAACACGATTCGCGGGTGTTCCAGTAAAACTCGAGCGCGTAGCTTGTGCCCTCTAGCTCCGCGTCCAAATCGAAGTGGGGCAGATCTGACCGAAGTGGGATCACTGACGGCATTACCGAACCCCCAGCTTGTCAAGTAGTCCGAGCTTCTCGGCTGCCGAGTACGCGATCGACTTCCGCGTTGTGTCTTCCTTCGGCAGTTGCTTACCCGTTTTCTGTTTTTGCTGTGCCTTCGACTCGCGCTTGGCGACGACGCGACGAGTCGTTTTGTTTTGCACGATCCGGATTTGCTTCAACTGGATCTGAAACGCTAGCGCGTCACCGGTTCTCGGGTCGCGAGGGACGGTAATATCCGCGATCATCATGTCGTCGTAGGATCGCGTCGCGGTGACCACACGCACAAGCTGACCGCGCATGAGATCGAGCAAGCCCGAGTAAGCCTTCTGCGCGTACCCGGTCGCGTCGACTGGTTGACTTGTCTGCGTGGTCGTCGTGACCGACACGCCGCCGCCCGCGTCAACTACCCGCTGCGTCTGCTCGGCACTCAGCGGTGTGTTGGAAATCACGCCCGACAGAGTGAGCACGGGGGGTTTCTGCCGGACGTGGTCGGCTACGTTGTAGCCCTCCTCGACCGGGTGATCGGTGATGTCGTTAGAGTCCTGATGCGTTTCCTGCAAGGTCGCATCAAAGCGGATCGTCCCGATCTGGGCTCGGCTGGTTCGGTACACGAGGCGAACGTCGGCCATAAATCACCCTACCTTGCGATCGCGGCTGTCGCGCCCGCAAGCTCACCTTGCCACCATTTTTTGAGCGAGTCGGCGGCACTCTCGCCGACACCGGTTGCGCTCTGCCCGGCCCCGGCCACAATCGTCTGCTCGACCTTTAGACCGCCGACATTCACCGTGCGACTTGCGGTATTCGACACGCTTGCCGTGGGGCCGGTCGCGCCGCCGCTGATCGACGGTGCGAAACCGACTTTCACACTGCCGAAGCTTGACTTGACCTTGGCTGCCGCCGCGTCGACTGCCTTGCCGATGCTATCGGTGATCCACTTCCCGATCTCGTCGATCGTCTCTTTGATGCTCGCCTTGAATTGTGCCCAGATCACATCGGCGTGTAGGAGCAGCGCAACGAACCCCTTTAGCATCGTGACCCACCAGGGGTCCGAGTCCGACGATGTTGAAATGAAGTCCTCTAGGAACGCCTTCCACCTGGGCCAGAGCTGCCCGAGCAGCGTAAGCCCGCCTTGCTGGTCGGTAAGCCACTCGTCGAATAGCAAAATCACGAGCGCGAGCGCGGCAGCAATCGCAACCACAGGCGCGGCAGCGGCTACCCAAGCGGCGGCGGCCCGGATAGCGGCCAGTACAGCGGCAGCCCCAAGCCGTAGGTACTGCGAAATCAGAAGCCCCGTTTGCGCAAGGTTCCAGATCAGCGCCGCGCTCACAACGCTATAGAGGATCACGGCAAATAGTCGCCACTGATCGATCACAAACCCGAGCACTTTCCACAGAGCGTTGAGCGCGACGACGAGCAGGCGCACACCGCCGAGCAAACCCCGAAACACTACCTGCATACGCTGGGCGATGAGAGCCCTGTTTTCCTTGACCCACTCAATCATCGCCGTCGAGAGCGCCGACAATTCGCCGATGAGTGGACCGGCGATCGCGTACTGAAGACCGCGCACAGCGGCTTTCAGCTTGTCGAGGTTGTCGCCGAGATCATCGCCCGCCGCGATCGTTTCTTGATCGAGCACGACACCGAGCGCCCGCGCTTCGGCTCGGAGCTGCGCAAGCCCGTCTCGGCCCGCGTTAAGCGTCGGTATGAGCTCGGCACCCGACTTGCCGAACAGATCCACCGCAAGCGCCGTCTTGCGGGCGCCGTCCGGCATGAGTTTAAACTTCTCGGCAATGTCGCCGAGCACTTCGCCCGACGATCGGAGCTGGCCGTCCGTGCCGCGAATGCGCACGCCGACACGCCCGAACGCTTGTGCGGCCTCGACACTGCCTTGCGCAGCTTTCGCCATGTGGATCGAGAGCTTGGCAAGCGCGCCCGTCGTGCTCTCTAAGCCACCGCCCGCAAGGCTCGCCGCGTAGGACAGCTCTTGCAGAGTCTCGGCGCTGACTCCGGCGGTCTGGCTCAGATCGTTGAGCTTGCCCGCGTTCTCGACAAGCGCCTCGACGGAGCTAGTGACAAAAGCCCCGGCAGCGGCAGCCGCCACGGCGACTAGCCCGAGCCCGGCTTTCACCTTACCGATCGCACTGTCGGCGCCGTCGAAAGTCTTCTTATCGAGGTCAAGCCCAAGCTTGACCAGTAACTCGCGTATGATCATTTGCTTCGGGCTCGCTCCGCCGATCGTGCCTCGGCTGCCGCCATTGCGTCAAGCGCGTGATTGAGCTCGACGCATTCCACGAGCGACATCGAGGTACTGACTTCGCACATGGTAGCTTTGCCCTCGATGACTAGCCGAAAGGCCGGCCAAGCGTCGATCAGGTGGTCGATCCCGGTGACTTGCTCGCTATCCCTCCCGCGCCTTGCAGGGCTGGGAGGGAGCGCCAAAAATCGGCAAAGTTGACTTCTAGCGCAAAGAGCGCCGCTCGCATGAGGGTCATGGTGCGACCCGCAAAAGCGACGTTGGCGACCTTGGAGAACTCCCCGGTACGCCTACCGCCGGTATCGGAACCGAACCCTTGAGAGATCCCGCTCTCGTCGGTGTAGGTGATGCTTGCCTCGCCGAGTAGCGCTTGGATGAGGCTCTCTAGCTCGTCGGGCGTAAGCGTCCCACCAATAGATTCGAGCATCTTGCCGACTTGCTCGACGTTGATATCGCCAAGCTTCCCGTCGAGTTTCAACTCACGCAAGGCCGAGCCGAGCACCTTCGCAAGCCGAGGGTACAGCCGAAGCGCTTTCATGGCCGGAAGCTGGGTAACCCGCACGGTCACCCCATCAATCGTTCGCTCAAAGGACTCAATCATGCGGCCTAGTGTACCTCGCACCGACGAGCAAACTAGCGTGAGTGTTTATTGTTGACACGTTCTAGCAGTTTCGCTAGGGTGTGTTGCATGTCAAGCACGCAGAGTACGACTCAGAACCTTGCAACCCCAACTCTTCACAACCGCCTCGAACTCTACAACCGATACGAGCGCATCCGTCCCGAGTCTCGGAAAGAGCGCTTCGCTGGTAACGGTTGGTATGTTGCGCAGGTCGTCAACGGCTGCCGTGGTCGGCAGTGGGACTTCAAGGGCGACGAAAAGGCCGCCCGTGACTTCCTGAGCAAGATGAATGCAGGCTAGAACACGACGCCCGCGAGAAGGCGGGCGAGCTGGTAGGTGCCGCCGTAGCTGGCGGACTGCTTGAAAGACGGCGACTGCGAGTGCCAGACGTAACCCGATCGACCGCTCCGGCGGTCATCTGAGCACAGCGACGAAAAGACGCCATCACAAAAGAGACTTACGGCTCTTGGCTCCTTCGGATAGCGCTGGTGATGGTTCTCGTAGTGGAGCTTGGGTTCGAATCCCGATGTGCTCGCTTCGCGTTCCGAATCGACCCCAGGTCATCTCTTGATAACCTGCGTCAAACCCCCGAGTGCAGCGGGCCGCTGACTAGGGTCGGCGGATGCCGCCGATCTTGCCGACAAGGCGCTCGGCGCGGATCGTCCAAGTGCGGGCGGTCGCGTCCTTGCCGAAGTCGCCGTCGGGTTGCTTCGACACCCAGGCGTTCGCACTCGACAGAAGTGTGGTCCCGTTCAAGTCCTTGACCATGAACGCGCCCACGCCCGAGCCGGTCGTCTCGTCGACCTCTAGCAGCGCTGCAAGCACATCGTTAGAGCTCGACGATTGCATAAGCGTTAGCTCGACCGTCGCGCGCTTGTCATGCTTGCGCACGCGCACGACCTCGCCGTCAACACCGGCCTCGTCGGTAAAGCTGGCCTCGTCGCGCTTGACAGAAAGAAACTGTTCCGGCCCGAAACCGGTTAGGACGTTGCCGCCGAGAGTGACAACGATCTGCGAAGGATCATAAGTGGCTGTCGACATCGGTCACCCCTTAGACGGTGAGAACGCCCTGGATCACGATCTTTTGGATCGCGCCCGCGAGGCGTGCCGAAAACTTGACGTTGCGAAGGATGCGCGCTGCTCGGTCCGCCGGTGCTGCTGACGCAGCTTTCGGGACGGTCACGGTGTAGGGTTCGGGAGCGAGCCCGCCCGCTGTGATACCGTCATCGAGCTGCGCACGAACTTGGTTTTCGACCTGTGCGATTCCCGCGTCGGTGTCAGGCACCTTGTCAGCCGACGCAAAGAGCAGCACGAGGCGTTCTTGCATCCGGGCTTGCAACCAGTCGCGGAAGCGGATCGTGTCGATAAACTCGTTACCGCTCACGACGCCGCCGTTATTGGCGCCAAGCGTCATGTTTTGCCCGGCGATCGTCACATAGTAGTTGGCATACTTCGCGGCGATGTTGGTTTTGTGCGTCTCGGTGAGCGTCGAGGCGGGCACGGTGGCGAGGGTCTTAAAGGCCCACGTCTCGCTCCCCGGCGTCAGCGGCAGACAGCGACCGAGCCACGCCAGATCAGCGAACGCGATCGGGCTGTGATGATAGATCGCCGCCGTACGGAAGTAGGCCGCCGTTTTGAGCAGCTTCGCAACATCGGTCGCGATCGATTCGGCCACGGTCGCCACGTCGCTATCAGCCGTTGCGGCGACATAGAGCTTGTTATTCGACTCGGCAAACCCGGCGGCAGCCAGGATGCAAGCGCTGGAGTTGTAGAGCGTCCCGAGCGCGTACCAGTCGTTATTTTCCAGCTTAATTGCCGCGAGGTCAGCCGCGATACCGGGGTCGGCGTGGTCCTGTACCAGCTTCAGATAGGCGATGTCGCCGACGCCGATCGAGAACCAATTCCCGGCAGCGTTGCCCGTGACCTCGACGTACTGCACGCCGACGCCGCCCGCGACTACAGCAGTCGCACCGGCAGCCGTACAAGCCGCCGCGATTGCTGCTTGAATCCCAGCGGCGATCTCGTCGTTCGTGGCCGTCGGATCGGAAGTGAACGTGTAGGCCGTACCGTTCACAGACACCGAGTAGGCTTTGCTGCTCGCGACGGTGGTAACCGACACCTTGTAGCGCTGGGTCGGCTTGTTTGTGCCGCGTCCGATCACGACCTGATCGGGCCGGGGGTTCTGCGAGAACAGGACAGCGGCGGCGCGATACTCGGGCGCGGTGGTCGCAAAGTCGGCGCTCACCCCGTCGATATCGGAATAGGTCCGGGTACGCTCAACCCAGGTCGGCGTGTAGCCGAGGATCAGCGGCGTTCCGAATCCTTGCTGCGACAGCCCGCTCGACTGTAGCGAGATCGCGATTGAGACAATCTGCTCTAAACCCATGGTGTTTTCCTCATGGTGGAGCGGTGAAAACACCGCCGGTATCGAGGTTCGTTAGTTCTGCGGACTCTATCAGCCCGGTGCGCTCGCTGGCAAGGTCGCGCATGTAAAGCCGCATGTCGACAAAAGCCCGGCCTTGGAACTCGATCTCTTGAATCGAGGGTACGTAGTCGGGTCTGCCGAGATCGATCAGCGACAGCCCCGCCGCTCGGAGGATCTCGCGCTTTGTCGGTAGCTGGCACGCGGTGAGGAAGCTTGCCGCCCGCGACATAGCGTCGGTAGCCGAAGCGGTGTCTGGGCTGTAGAACTCGACACGCAAGCCAAGCTCCCGGTCGCCCTCGACCCCGAGCGTGATTTCTTGACCGGGCGCCGCGAGCGGATCGTAAGCCGTGGTCTGCGCATCCTGTCCAAGCACGATCGGACCTGACAGGTGCAAGGCGACGTGGGCCGCGACCGGCGCCGGGTCGTTTTGATCGCGCCAAGTCACGACGCTATCGGCTAGGCCGGTGCTTGCGACGACCCAATCAAAAATCGCATCTTGAACGATCGCTAAATTCATGAAGCTCGCGCCCTTACGATCGCCTTGTAGAACACATCACCTAGGTGGGGCCACGTCTCTAGGTGCTCGACCTCACACAGCTTGCCCGCTACCTCAATCAAATCGGGCTGATAGCCCGCTTCCGCCGTCGTCTCGGTCGAGCCGATGTAAAGCTGCGTGCGCGTGTAGATCGACCACACGTCACCTGTGATCCGGCCATCACTGAGCCGCTGCAGGTCACGCCCGGTGACTGCTTGCACCGAGGCGAGTATCGCAAATTGCGACGTGGCCGGGGGCACGGCTCGACCCTTCACTCGTGGCTGAATCTGCCGACGGGTGACCGTCAGCGTTTGATTTGCCAAGCTTGTGATTGAGTCGGCGACGCTCACTTGCGAGATCCTAGCATGTCGACAAGCCAGGAAATAGCGCCGATCATGCGCCCGGTATCTACCAGGGTGCGCGGCTCACCGCTCGCCCCGGCTCGGGTTTTTGCGAGCTTCCGCTCCAGCGTACTCGGCGCGTTCGGCGGCGGGATCTGCTCACCGCCTACTACCGTCGCCTTGATATCGGCAGCGAAACTTGCGCCGACAATGCCGAGCGCTTGCTCGACCCCGATCGTACCATCGAGTATTCGCTCGACGAGTACGCGGGCGTTTCGCTCGGTCTTAGCCCGCACCCTGTCAAACGTCGCCGAGATCCACGGTCTGGCCGGTGACCGGCCTTGTCCGAACTCGTGAATCACGGCAAGCATCCCGTTTGTGAGCCCGCCGCGATCCTCAGAACCCTTGCCCGAATCGAGCACGCCGACGTAAACGCTCGGGTTTTGCTCTAGCATCTTGCGCAGATCGGCAAGACGCTTACCGGCGGGTGTGAGCCGGTCGGTGATTGCCATTAGACTACCAGCGGCAGCCGAGCGCTTAGGCACCCGCGCAGTAGGCGCTGGAACTCCCGGCCCCAGATCGTTTCATCGAGCGAGTTCGGGTGCGCCTGAATCTGCGGCACGCTGTAGTCGCGCTCAACCTCGCCCACACGTTCTTTGCTGACTGCACCGGGAAGACCGGCAGATCCTCGGAGGTAGAGAATCCCACAATGAGCCGCAAGGTATTTGTGGGCGAGGTCAAACTTTGTATCCCACGTCTCGGTGGATAGCTGCCGAGACGTGTCAGACAAGATCGCATTTTGGGCAGGCACCGGCACCGCCGCAAGCGCCGGATCGAGTAGGACCACATCTGCCCAAGTGACGGCCATTACTGACCCTTGCCCTCGTCGCGCTGGGCGTCGATCACGCCAATCTGACCGGTGAGCGCGCGCTTCACGGGCTCGCGTGTCTCAGACTCCAGCCACAACTTAAGCCGGGCCTTGTCGTTCGTCCGGCCCACAAGCGCGATCGCTTCCACAGCCTTCAGGCCGGAAAGGCTCTCGGAAGCGTCGACTTCCGACTCCTTAACGACGAGAAGCTTGTTGTCCAAGTAGTGGGACAGGTCTTTGCGCTTCTCAGCGCCGAGCTGTTCCCACTTCGCGCTCTGAGCCGCACTCAGTGCGTTGGCGCCGGGCATCAAAATCAGCCCTGAGTCGAGCGTGAAAACGTGCGTGGTATTGTTCGTGATTGTGAGAGTCTTAGCCATTTGTTGACAAGTGTTGCCGTTTACCGTCGCCGGTACAAGCACGCTCGTTTACGATTGACACGGACTAGCTGACTTGCTAGAAGTGCCGCATGTCAAAACAGCTAGATAGTTGCGAATGTTGCGGGCTGTCGATGGCCCCGTATGGGACGGCAGTCAACCTCATCGGCGGGCTGTCGATGGCCCCGTATACGTACGATTATCAGCCGTTGCCTTGCTCTGACGTATCATCGGTGTTTCTTGCCGGACCTTCGAGTGAGACAAGATGGCGACACACGGCGTTTGATGCGCTGCGCGACGGCGGGTTTCGAGGTCGGATCGTCGTTCCCGAGTTTCAAAACGGGATTTTTGACAAGTCGCGATTCGATGACGGCAAGCCATCCACAGTGCCGGGAATGTCACGATCGTCCGAGCGAATTTTAGACTGGGAGACAGCCGGGATCGAAAACTCGTCGGTGCTTATGGTGTGGATGCCGTACACCGATTTCGCAGATTCTCGACACTGGACCGGCCTATCGACTCGGTCCGAGGCAAGTCGAGCTATCGGATCACACGAGGGGCGCAAAAGACTTGTGCTTGGAATGCCTGACGACGCTTTCAGGTCAGGGCAGGAACGTTACCACGCGCACCGGAACGGTGTCGTGATCCACAGGTCGCTAGCTGCGACCTGTCGGGCTGTCTTGGATGTGTTGGGGATCAGTTAGATGTTGTCGGCGTAGACAACAGTCAACGGCAGCCGCAGAACGACGCCGCCACAGCGCGCGTGACACGGAACCTTGAAGGTCAGGTTGTCGGGTTGCACGGGGAGCTGCTCAAACTCCTGCGGCACGAGGGCCCCGAGCGCTTCCGAGTCCCGGCGGAACGCGACGGCGCGAGTGACTCCCGAAGCTCCGGCGGTCTTGCACCGGTACCAGGGGATCACTTCCTTGATCCACGGGTTATTCTTCATGAAGTACTCGAGGATCGTGGTGTCCGAGTTCGCGGACCGGGCCGTGCTCGCGATCAGCGCGTGCTGCTCGATCGGAAGGCACAGGGTATCAACGTACTCGACGCCGTTGGTGACGCCGGGCACGCTGTTGACGATGCTGTTGAGATCTTTCAGGATCTCGTCGGGGGTCTTATTGATCCACAAGGGCGAGCCCAAGCCGCCGTTCGGCACGACGTAGACGCCCGTGCCGCTCTGATTGAGCAGTCCCTTCATCCCGTGGGCGACCGAGCCAAACGACAGACACTTGTCGATCTGCTCCTCGATCTGCCGCCGAGCGCTTGCGGCTTTGCTGGAGTCGAGCGGGATACCAGCCATCTGAGCCGCTCGCATTTCCTGGATCGAGTAGCCGTACGAGCTGCCGATCCCCTTGATCGAGATCGTAGTCTCTTGCGCGACCACGTCGGCGCGGGGCAGGTCGTCGCCGTAGTCGGCGATAATCTTCGCCACACCCCGAGCGTCGTACTCTCGGTAGGTGTAGACTTCGGCGCCGCTCGGGACGCCGCCGATCTTGGGCACGAGATCCCGAGCTTTCAGCGTCGGGTACTTGATGTCGTACAGTTTCGCTTCGATGTGCTCGAGTTGACGGGTCAGAAACACCGTCTCATTGGCATCGAATCGCAAGCTGCGTGCCGCGTCCTTGATTGCAGCGCGCGCCATTTCTCGGAGTTCATTCGAGCGCCGCTTCTGCTGCGCTTGGGCGATCTGGTTCATCGGTCTACCTCGACGGGGGCGACTGCTCACCCCCTCGGAATGTTACTTGTTGAGGAAATCGAACTCGGCGACGAGCAGCCCGTCGGCTACTGCCGGACCGCGCGCCATGACCTGACCGGTGGTGTCGATCGTCGTGCCGACCACATGGGCCGGAACGAACTTTTTCGTGGCCGGGTTGTAGGCCAACCTGTCACCCGTGGCGATCGTCGCGCCTGCGAGCACGTAGACACGACCACGGCGAATGCAGTTGACCTCACCGTACGGACGCACACCGTTCGCGTCCAATTCGGTTAGGCGCTCGTAAGCGTGGCTGTGCGACACGACGGCGAAGGGTTCATCGGCGGCGAGGGTGCAAGGCTGACAGCCGGTCGCCGGGGCAAGCGAGTCTTCCTTGACAAGCTTTCCGAAACCGATCGAAAGGCTCGCGTCGGTGTTGCTTCGGCTCTCAACCGTGGAATCGGCGAGATCCGCAAGCTGCCCCTCGATCGCGACCGGGGGCACAAGGGGATAAGAGGTCTGGGCCATTTGGCTACTCCTTCAAAGGGGGCAAGGCTTGCCCCCGGTGCTTTACTTGGAACCGGTTCCGCGCTTCGCCTGCTCGGCGAGGAACGCCTCACGGGCCGCGTCGGGGTCGAAGCTGTCGTCACTGTCGACGCGGGTCGGGACTTCGCCACGGGCCGCGCCCACAGCGGTATCGGCAAGGCGCTCGATCTCGCAGTCGAGGCGAGCGCTTAGGTAGGTCGAGTCCTTGCCGGTCAGGTCGACGCCCGGCACGACCTTGGCAAGCACGGCCCGGCGCACGTCATCATCGCTCAAACCGTCACACTTCACAGCGTGCTGCGAGGCAACGGACTCCAGCGAAAGCCGGGCGCGGACTTCGCGCTCGATCTTGGCGCGCTGGGCCTTCTGTGCCGTCTCACTCGCGAAACTGTCAAGCTTCGCCTTGATCGCGCTGTGCTCGGCGACGATCCGCTCGACCTGGGCGCGATCCATTTTCTTGCCGCAAAGGTCGATCGATTCCGGGGCTGCTGCCGGGGCGGTCTTCTCGGGCGCCGGGACCGCGTCCTCGGAAATCCCCATGGTGTTAAGCGCTTGCTCCAGCTGCGCGCGCTGCTCGGGGGTCAAGCTGTAGTTCTTGCCGCCGATCGTGCAGGTTTCCATTGATAGCTCCTGTGCCGCGTCGGCGGCGTCTAGTACAATTCGACAATTTGGACCGGCTCGCCCGGTATCTACTATTGCGACGTGGTTATACCTGATATTGCGCTGGATCGCATCGTAAGGCACGCCCTGATAAACGCCGGGCGTGTTTTCTAGGTCAGCATCGTATCCACATGAGAGCTGACACTTGCCGCGCAGCACAAGATCGATTGCGCGTTGCTGCTGAACGATGAGCGGCACGGTGAGGTACGGCGCGTCCTCGGCTACACCGTCGCCGACGTTGCCTACCTGATACTGCCGGACGTTCTCGCTGTCGAGCGCTTCGGGCGGGTGATCATCGGTGACCGGCACGAGCTGCAAACTTGCGACCGACTCGGGCGCGAACACCTCCTCGGGCGGGCGAAGCTCGCGCCGGGGTTTGCCGCTTCCGGCTCGGTACACAAAAACACCGGCTCGCGTCGGCTGGGCCGTGACTTTCAGCCAGCCGTTCGGCAATAGCTCGGTGCGCTGTGGTGCTGCCGTTCGATCAAAGCGTCGCATGAGTTACCAATCGACGTTTGAGACCCGCCACGAACCCGCGCCGGACTGCGGAAGCACAAGCTCAATGCGCCGGTAAACTCCGGCCATCGGCGACACCTGATCGGAAATGACCGCGCGCCCGTTGCCCGCCGGTTTGAGCTCCGCAAAACCGAACTCAGCACGGCCCGAGCTTTCGAGCGACGGGCGCAGCCGATAGGCAGCCGGGCCGGACGATGAGATCTCGACCGACAGTCGGACCTTCTCGCCAGCAATGCCGCCAAACCCTTTCTCCGCCCCCCAGATTGTGGAAGGATGATCGCCCGGCGGCATGGTGATATCCCATCCGACCGTGCGCCCACACGACACAACGGGAACCGTGACAGCTTCGGGGCTTTGCTCGGTCGCTACCCAGTCGGAAACATCTCGACCGGGCAAGCACGTCGAGCCGCCGCCCGGCATACGCTCTTGTGCGAACCTGTCGGCACCCATCAGGCCCTCACCAATCGCACGTTAGATGTGAGAAGTGCGGTACCGCTAGCAGCCGGTACATACATTACGACCTGCTCGCTTAGCGCTGTTTCCCCGAGCACGAGCCGATCCCAGAATCGGAACGAACCGTCGCCCACGTCCTCACCCTGGATAGCTTTGTCGGGTGCGAAGGGTATGTACTGAAAACCGGTCGACGTGTACCGCTTGCGCAGCACGAACACCTTGTTAGTCCCGGCGCCGTCCGTGGTTCCCTCGATTTCGAGAACATTGCCCGACCCGTCAAGGGTCACGACCGATCCGGAAGTAAGGGTCGGTTCCGTGTTCGCGGCTGGAATCGCCGCACACTGCCCAACGGGTACGAATGACATATTGTCAGGATGCAAGCCCGCTCACACGATTGTCAATCGGGCGGTTTTGTTTGACACGGGCTAGCAAACTAGCTAGGTTTGACACATGGCATACAGCGCAATACAAGGCGAGGCCCGAGCCCTTGCACAAGCTGCAGCACAGGAAAAACATGACGAACGCACAAAACAAAACTTTCAGGTTTGAAGCTCGCACCCCGAACGGTAAGTGGTTTGTATGCGGACGCAACGTCAGCGCGGTAGAGGCTGACGCCTACGCCAAAAAATACCTGAACGACCCTAATTTCCGTGTGGTGCCTGAG